AGGGCTCGCCTCTACATAACCCCCGACTTAATAGGAGACAACCAACCAACCCTCGAAGACACAATCACCCTTACATACGCAGGTACTAGCTGCGTTTCACAAATAACCGACATTCGCACGTTCAAGGGTGGCCAGGAGTACATGTTCATCCTGCTGGTACGGTTCTGATGCCTAAAAAAGTTTCCGATCAAATTAAAGACGCAACAGAAGAGTATCTGCAACAAAGCTATAACAGGCTCATCAAGACGATTATGCGTAAGCTCGCTACTAAAAAGCGTAGCCCCGTTTATACAGGCTTTTTTGCATCAAGCTGGAAAGTTGATACCTCCCCAATCCAGTCTGTAGACCAACTTGTATCCCCCTGGATCGAACTAAGCAAAAAGAAGTGGACAGACCCCAGTAACAAAGAATATAAAATCGATTCCCGCTTTTACCCACCGGACAAGGCATACAACTACAAAAGGCGCGTTTACATAGGGAACACTGCTGAATATGCTATTTATGCCTTAGAGGACGGCAGAGTTCAGCAGTTTGTCCAGGGCGGAGAAATGAAGGCTTTAGTCGAAGAAGCCTTTAAAGAAAGGCAGCCCAACATTTCTGTAGGCGGCAGGCAGGCAACCGGGCAGTTCGGCACTATGGCGGGCAGAACTTACACTGGGTACACCGAGCTGTAGTCATGACGCTAGTAAACGCCAGAGCAGCATTTGAAAAAGCCGTAACTGATGCAGTCGCAACAGCGGATAACACCGTACTGATGGTCTACGACAACGTAGCTTTTACAAAACCCGGTAAAACCAAAAAATACATTCTCATGACTGTTGCCTTTGGGCAAGCAACTCTGCAAAATCAAGGCGCAGCCCAGGATTACTATTCAGGCACTATCCAGTGCAACGTCTATGTACCCAAGTCCGCTGGTACGTTTACGCTTTCCGCGATTAGCGAAGCTGTTATCAACGGACTTACCTCTGTGAACGCAAGCGGCTACACCGATGCTTTTAGCACTTCCCCAAGAGTGATGGATATTGTCGGGCCTACCCCACTCAACGCAGAGGATCGCTCACACTTTATTGGTGTAATTTCTTGTCAATTTACCGCTACGGCGTAGTATTGTAGTGAAAACACAGAAGGCATCCATGCGGGCTGTAGAGCTTCTTCGCAACAAGTTCGGCGTTAGCCAGCTGTATAAGTATCAAGTAGAACAGGACGGTGCTGTGGTTCTTGAGGTTTACTGGCATCCCCTTACCATCGCAGAGCGTGAGTCGATCCAGAAGACATCCGAGTCTGAAGAGGCCAACGACTTTGCTTTGGGCATGATGATCCGTAAAGCGCTAGACGCTGACGGAAAGCGTTTGTTCCAAGACGGCGAAAAGTCGGTACTGAAGAACGCTGTCGAAGCCTCAGTGCTTCAGGAAATTCAACTAGCGATGCTAGCTTCTGGAGCAGAGCATAAGGTGGAGGAAGCGAAAGCAGATTTGAAAAGCTAACGGCGATTGGTTTTTTATCTACGCCTTGGCCAAAGAGCTAGGCATGACGGTCGCCCAGCTATCCAAAACACTCACGCAAGAGGAATTGATTGGCTGGGCCGCTTTCTTTGAGCTTAAAAGCGAGCAGGAAGAAAAGGCGATCCAAAACGCAAAGACCGCAGGCAGAGCGCAAACAATGGCTAGGCGGTAAGATTGAGTGAGGTCGCTGTCTAGGTGTGGCAAATTTCGGAATCAACCTAGACCTCAAGCTCAACGGTCAAAATGCTGTTGATAGAGCAGTACGCGGGGCGAAGTCTCTTGAAGCTGCCGTTAAACGTATAAACGATAAACCATTAAACCTTGCAAATATCGGTGGAGCGGCTCGGCTGGAAGGTTTAGGGGCAGCAAGAAAACAAGTAATTGATTTAGCAAAAGCGTTAAATAAAGGAACAAAAGATATAGGAAAGACAGAAGTAGCAATACGCGAAACACTAAGCGTCTTTAGTGAGCTGGCTGCCAATACTGAAAAAGGTACAAGCACTTTTAACGAGTTTACTGCTGTTGTAAACAAAGCAGAAAAGAAGTTAAATGATATAGCGCGGGCATCAGAAAATGCAAAACGTGCCCAGAAGGGCATGATGAGCCTTGAGCAGCGCGAAGCTCAACTTGAAAAAAGATCAAATACGTTAAGAATTTTACGCACTAAAAAGAAACTAAAAGATGATGAAGCTAAATCCCGTAAGAAAAATGCAGATGCCATAGACAAAGAAAACAAAAAACTTGAAAGACAAAATAAGTTAGATAAAAAAGCGGCAAAAAGGAATAGAGGGAGAGCTATAGGTGATGTTGCAGCTAGCGTGGGTTTCCCTCTGCTATTTGGAGGCGGGGCAGGTTCAGTAGCTGGCGGAGCGACTGGATCTGTTTTAGGAAGTCTTTTAGGTGTTGGCTTTGGAGGACAAATTCTTGGAAGTGCTATAGGACAACAATTTGATAAGTTAATCGTATTTGCTACAGAAGCAGGAGATGCGTTAAATAACCCCCTAGAGCAGTTTGAAGAACTAATACGCCTTTCAGGTGAACTAGGCCGTAGTGTAGGAGGACAACAAGGGCTTTTAAAAGCGCTTGGCTTAACTGAAGTTGCTGCGCTACAGGCAGCTAATACATTTGAAGAAGCTTACGGCGAAAAAACAGTAAGTAACCTCAAAAAATTATCGGACGCTTCCAGAAACTTCCAAGATGCAATGGTGCGCTTGGGTATAACTATCGCATCTGTGCTTTCCGGACCTGTTGGAGCATTGATAAATGGGCTAGCTCGGTTGATGCCTGCAACTCGCGCGGATCAAATCTCTGAGCGCTTAGTTGATATTAGGATTCAAGAACAGGCTTTAAATACTAAATTACAAGGGGGCATAAACCCTAAAGCGCTAACTCTCGCTGAAAAACAAGAGTTAAAAAAGCAGGGTAAACCCATACCTGAAATTCCTACATTTTTGGGCTCTGAAGGCATGTCTTTGAGTGAACGATCAGGGTACATGACGGATCTAAAAAAACTTCAGGATGAAAGAGTGGCGTTAGAAGAACAGCACGAAAAACTTGTGCAAAAAACAAATCAGGGTTACACCAAACAACTTGATATAACGAAACTTATTTCAACCGAACTTGAAAAAACAGCCGATATTGAAAAACGCAGAATAGAAGAAACACGAATGGCGCTTACAGCTAGGCGCGACACACGTGCCGAGTACAGAGCTACTACGGCAGAAAAAGAAGCTGAAAACAAATTAGACACAATTACAAAAAGACTTAGAGCAGCACAAGCAGTAATTCCACCTTTAGGAACACAAGCTTTTACAGAGCAACAAAGTAAAATTGTGTTGTTGACTAAAGAACAAGAAACCGCTCAGCGTGATTTAACAAGGATTCGACTTGAAGGGGCTAACAAAGTTCTTTCAGTGGAACGAACTTTAAATAAAGAACAGCTGTCTAGCGCTGTAACTCGTATAAAACTTTTAAATCAAAGACAACAGCTTGATTTAAAATTTAGGCAAGGAGAAGAAGGTCGGTTTGCTTTGTATGAACAAGAGCAAGCGCAACTTTCTGATACGTTAGGTGTCAACATAGGCATACTTGACTTACAAGAAGCAAGCGCACTAATAGATGTAGTAGAAGAAGAAAAAAGAACTGCTATAACTAGACAGTACGGCTTACAAAGAGAACTAGCAAAAGATTTGTACTATCAGCAGTTTCAAAGCCTTGCACAGGCAGAGGCTGCTTATCAGTTATCTAAACTTAGGGTGCAGCAAGAAGAAAAATTAAAAGATTTAAAGGCAAAATTAAACGCTGAAGAGCAAATACAACAAACAAGCCCGTTTGCAAACCAACAGTTTATCTTAGATCCTTACTTTGGGGACAGCAACCAACTACAAGCGCAGCAAGCTTTAAGCTACGCAAACAACTTGAAACTGCTCGGGACAGAGTTGTCTCACGTCAACGAGCAGCTAAACATATATGCGTTTGCGCCGAGCGTCCGAGAAGGTCTTGAACAACAAGAGACTAAGCTAGAAAATCAAATAGCAAGATATAAGGAATATCAGCCCGCAATAGACGAAGCGGCGCTTGCTCAAGCTCGTTTTAACGATGCGCTTGCAATAACGACACCGCTAACAGACTCACTGTTCGATAGTCTTATAGCTGTTGTTGAGGGGACAAAAACAGCAGAAGAAGCATTCGCTGATTTCTTGAAGAACATCGGCGAAATGTTGATTCAAACCGCTGCGACGATGATTGCTCAGTACATTGCACTTGGTATTGCTAAGGCATTTGCTTTCGGCGGCAATAGCGGTTTTGCCAGTAACCCCACAGGTACAAGCACTAATTTCATTG